GCGCTACCGGCAGTTTGAGGCTCGCAGTTAGTACACTTCATAGGCCCACCAATTTCATTTGCATCATTTTTACCTTTTCCATAATTGAGCCGCTAGGGTGAAAAACCTACCTAAGCCAAACTCGGCAAAACAGTTACTTGGCCCGTGGTTGGGTTAATCGAAATAGCAGGATCATTATTTGCAAGCGAGTAAGTGATAGCACCCTGCCCACCAACTGCTTGATGCAAAAAAAAATTGTTCTGCCCATGCGCGCCAGTCCATGCCGCCGCTGTTACAAAGTTGATCGGGTAACCTACTAAAACCGTCAATGGCTTAACTTGGTTATTCGTTCCAGCGTTGTTCGTTAGGGAAAACGTTAGATTTGTTGTGCCGATAGCAGACACCGGAGCCGTGCCCGATAACGTCCAAACAGTTTGACCGCCAACGACGCTACTCGTAACAGTGGCCCAGCTAGGGCTCACCGTAACCGCGGTTGGGTTGTTGCTGATCTGCAAGACCTGACTGAATGGGATGCCAGCTTCAACAGCTATCAGGTTATTAGTGACCTCTGACGGTACGGGCGCAGCGCTTTTGCTTATCGTAAACAGCTTGTTGTCATCGGGGCTTATCCCGTTAGCAACAACGATTTGCAATGTCGTATTACCAGCAGGCGCAGGCAGTGACGGATGCTGTAAAAGACCGGTAGAGCTAAGCGTAAAGCCTTGCGTCGCGCTTACAATAGACCAGACTTTAGGGTCGGTTCCAGTCGCATTTAACTGCACGCTAAACGGCTGCCCTACCTGACCTGTTAATGTCAACGGACTGGTAATAACCGGCGGCGTCCCAACTAAAACCTTATTGATCGTAAATACTTGATCGACAAATCCGGCTGAATTGCTAAGCCTAAACGTTACCGTTTCCGGCTGAACGTTATTAGGCGTAACAGTCGGGCTATAAAGGATCGGAGCGCCCGCTTGATTAAAGTCAAGCCATGACGGCAAAGGGCCAACAATAGTCCAAACCAATGGCCCGCTACCCGTACCAGTCGGGCTAAAGGTAAACGCCTGACCAATAGCGGCTGTGGTGCTGTTAGCGCTTGTAATCTGCGGGGGTATGACCTGCGCACTCACCGTCACCGGTATTGTTGCTAAGACCGCGCTTGTCGGAGTTCGTAGGCTTATTGTTGCCGACCCATCCACGCCAAAGTTAACCGGTATCTGTGCAATGCCGCTGCCATCAGTATTAAAACCGCTAAAAACATCAGAGATAGTAACCGCGTTACTGCTGCTCAAAAAGTTAAACCGGTTAATAACAAACTCAGAAAAGTTATCTACAACCGTTGCAGATACGTTTTGCACAGGGCCAAAATACGGACTTGTTAATGAGGTTGGGTTAACTGTGATTGAAACTACGTTTGCGATCTTGACCTGCTGATCAACCGTAATTGATCCAACAGTGAAACGAAAAACGGTAAACCCGACATAAGCACCGCTTTGCCCATAAGTAAAAACGGCACCGGCAGGCGAGCCACCCGTGACTGCGGTTAAAGACGCAACCGTTGCTGCCCCTTGCACAACACCGACCGTCACCGTAACGCCGCTCATGATCTGGCCTTGCGTATCGTAAACAATCACTCGGATTGACCCGTTATCGCTAAACTCAGGGTAAATCTTTAGCGAAGAATTCGGAACGTCAACCGCGATTGATCCGACCACAGAGTTAACAACAATCGGCCGTACATGGGTTTTGTTTTGGACCGTCTCACGCGCTGTTAAATCCTCGCCAGATCCTGCGCTATTTGCTGTAACACTAAAAGTTATTCGGCCACTCGCATTTGTGTTGCCACTTACCGGAGCGTTGATTGTAAACAGCGCGTTTGCACCATCATCAAACAACTGGACCGGATGATTAGGACCGTCTACGTTATTGGCTACGTCATAGACTCGATATTGCAAAGTCCTTGTTTGGCCAACAGAAAACGATACAACGCCTGGTGCAGGCGGGGAACCATCAACCAAGTCAAGAAATATCGTCCAGTTTGGGGCTAACGAGCTTGCCGATACATTGATCGGGACCGTGACAGACGACGCACCTGACGATCCAAATGTAGCGGTGGTACTGCCTAGACTAAGCAGCGAAAACGGAATGGCTACTAAGCCATCTATGTCCGTTATGAATGGCCCCGATCCTTTCTGCGCAATCGAAGTATTTGCAGTGCTTACCGTGACGGTAACACCGCTAAGTGTAACTCCGTTGTCATCAGTTACGGTGACATAAGCCGTCAGACTGCCGGGGTTTGGATAGGTCCCTGTTAACGGCTGCGGATTTACAAATACAAAGTTAGGCATATTACGGCAAGCTTGCTGGCAGAGTTACAACGCCAGTTGACGGGTTAATTGTGACCCCTGCATCTTGTCCGCTAATCGACCAGGTATAAGGTGGCACCCCTCCAGTTGCTGTGTGCTGGAATGTATTGATCTGAGCGTGAACACCCGACCAATTGTTAGGCGTTGCAATCGCTAAACTTGTTGGCGTTGCGGCGTTCACTTGCAGGGGCAAAGTACGCACAACTGGTGTGCTCGAGGCTGCATTAGTCATGCTAAAGCTAACCGTTGGGATGGTTCCTGCTGCACTCGCCGGAGGTGTACCACTTAATACCCAATTCCCCGATACATAAGCAGCACTTAACCAACTTGGCGATGTTACGGTAATTGCCGTTGGCGAACCAATTGTAGTTAGAACCGCTGAGTACGCTTGACCTTCGGTAGCTGTAGGTAATGGCCCCTGTACATCAGGTGCAACGCTTGCATTGGCGATGGTAAAGGTCAGTGTCTGAACAATATCAGGTGCGCAACCATTACTGTATGTAGCCGTAGCAGTCGATGTTCCCGCAGTAGCAGCGCTTGTAATACTCGCTGATCGGTTAGCACCAATCGTTACCCACGCAGGCCCGCTAGTCTTAGTCCACGTTCCCGCTGTGGCTGAGTTCACCACCGGCAGAATTTGTGAACTAAACGCATTGCCGATTCCAGCGGTACCGCTAAAGCTAGTCGTACCTGCACTTGTCAGAGTAGGCGCAACGCATGGCGCAGCACTAATGGTAAACGTTAGTGTCTGTTGTAGGTTAGGCGCGCATCCGTTGTTGTACTCACGGACAGCAGTGTATGTACCTACAGGAGCGGCAGCGCTAATACTTGCAGCACCGTTTGCACCAATCGTAACCCATGATGCGCCACTAAACTTTGACCACGTTCCAGAAGGAGTCGCGGGATTAGCAGTCGGCAATACTTGCGAGCCAAAGCTATTAGCTGTGCCGGATACACCGCTGAATGATGTTGTGCCGACTGTGTTAATTGTTGGCGCAGTGCAAATTACAAGCGTATCAACTCCGCGAATCACAACTTCTCCAAGTTGTATCAGTCCCGCATGACCTGTGCCTGATTCAACAGAGCCATCGTTTTGGTCAATCAAGAATCTATACTTGGTAAAAACTAAGTTAGTGTTGCCAGTGACTGTATAAAACTTTGTTTGTGTGCGAGCAGTCCATTGTTGGTTGGTCTGCGTGTCAAGCGTTACCCACGTTGAGCCATTCCAGCCCTGCAAACGCCAATCTTTTGGGTCGCGTCCAAAGTCATCGTTAGCGCTAGTTAGTTCATAGCTTGTTGCGTAAGTAGCAACGCCTGAAGCAAGGGCGTACTCAACGACTAAGCCACCGGGATTGGTCACACTTGATGGGGAGCTAGTGCTTGGAGCTAGGCCAAGCCCTTTGCTTATCAACGATCCATCGAACCAACCGCCGATTTGCTCAACGCCGCTCGGTGTAACAGGCGTGCTCGTAACCGTACCATTAACCGAAATAATCGGGTCAGGAACGGTTCCGCTAACCGTGATGTTAGTAGTTGTGGATGTTCCTGTGCCATTGCGGTTGCTAACAGTAACAGTGCTTGTGCGGTTAGTCCCCGGCGTCGCTAGTATCTCCACCGACCAATTACCATCAGCGTCAACCAATGCCGCCTTCTGTGTAGCAAGGCCATTCTCAACCGTAACGACAGCGCCCGGCGTCCCATTTCCCGAAATAATTAACGGGTAGTTACCGCTGAACGAAGGCGCAACCGTTACAGTCGGCAATACGTTGTCTCGTGCAACTGGAATTAAAGACGATACAATTAGTTGTACAGTAGCCATTAGATTGCCCCCGCCGTGGTTTTAGGTGCGCCCGTTGGAATCGGTGGTAACGGCGATCCGTCTAATGCTGGTCGTGTCGGCCAGCATCTTGCAGTTGGCGAACTAATAACAGTGTTACTCAACCCATTAGGCACACAAATTTCAGGCGCTTGCCCTGTGTGGCTTGGTATCGTTGTTAATGGCGTTAAGTTCGGATTTGCAAAAGTTTGATTGGTGAAAATGTTGCCACCGTGAATGACATTGCCGGATAAATTCTTGCGCGTTTGATAAAGCGGGTCGGTTGGCCCTTGTACTTCCGCAGTAAACCCCGGAGTTACGGGCAAATGATTGTTAGCAACCACGACAAAAGGCTTTGTTGACCATCCATAGGGAACTGGGTCGGTGTCCGAAGCGAACGCCTTTGGCATGGGGTCAGCAAGGCCACCAACAAAGCCAACAACGTTGTTAGCGTAATAACATGATGTGATCTGCCTGCGAAACCTAGCAAGAGATGTTAGTCCCATATTTTGCGGGTTTGTACCTACGTAAAATTTGGCTGCGTCATACAAAAATGAGTTGTAAGCAATCCAGTTCTTACCCCATGTATGGCTCACTGAATCGCCGCCAGTGACAAACGCAAATCCATGCGTAGCAATAATCACATTGCTGTAAATTAAATTAGACGTCGTTCCTGTTTGATCTTGCGAAAACTCATCATGACCGCCGAAAAATAGCGGGTATCCAGATCGACTATTAAGAGGCGCAATATACGGAGTGTTGCCGATTGGAGGGTAAATTTCAGTCCCAGCCTCAATCCAATTTGAATAAACCTCATTTTGCTTTGAGCGACTAGCCAAGCCGTTGCCACCAAAGTCATAAACAAAATTCCCCCAAAATTTTAATTTGTGATCAGGGTAGCTGTAGTTATCAAAGTTAACGTAACAATTATGGCTGTATGGCTCGGTGGTTTGCCAATCGCCAAGGCGAATCATTTTATTTCTGTAAATCTCTATTGACCCAGTGCCGAATTCGGTTTGCAAAACACCACCACCTGCGTCGTGCATGTAGCAATCACGCACAATTGTATTGGCGCAAGTCGGCACTAAACACTGGACGCGGTTCTGGTTTACCAGTCCAACTCTTAAGGTGTACATGCCAACACTGCCGCTTGTAAACGCTGTTTTTGGCGGCAAGCTTGCGTCGTAGGTCTCGACAAACCCATCAGCTCTCGTTGCCGTGTATGGCGCGGCCCCCGGAAACACACCACCGGCAGCGCCAACCCATTTTAATACTGCGGTACGAACAGGAGCAGACGTAGCAGAGTGAATGGCTTTTAGACTAATCGCCGAATTAGCAGGAACTGTAATAGTCTGAGTTGTGCCGCCTTGGGTAATAGGTACAACAGGTGTTGTAGTTCCCCCGCTTGCAACAACATTAACCGTTACAATGCTATGACGCTCATTGGCGACGTGATGGCCGCTCGCTGCGGTAATCTCTAAGTTCTCAACAATGATGTGGTTGCCACGCAAGAATACTAAACGATACACGGGGTAGTCAGGGTCTCCCACATTTATATCAGATGTAGTCACCCCAATAACCGCACGCTGCGGATATGGTGTCGCCGACCTAATAGTGATAGGCATAGTCGCATGACCACAACGACGAATTTCAAACTGTTCGTAAGGAATCCCGCCGTTGTAATCAATTTCTACAGTATCGCCTGCACGAAGTAAATCTCTGCATTGATTGACTTGCGTATAGGTACGCGTCGGCCCAACTTGAAAGGTTTGTACTGCATTGCCAGCGCGTCGGTTATCATAAAAAGCGCCCCACCCACCTTGGCCGTAGTTAATCTGCCCTGATGCGGTTCTCGAATAAAAGGCCAATCCTGAACTTTGTCCATTTAACGCTGAGGCATCATTTGGGCCTGCCCCCGTGGTAAATCTGACGCGAAACTTATCGCCTTCGTTAATTGGGTGAAATACGCCAGCCGCTAACCAGCCTGCATTGTTTATATTTATCCCTGCGCCCGTACCCGTTACTTGTATTTCTTTTACTTGCGAATAGTCTAAGCCAAGGGCGACAAACTCATCGCTCGTAATTTGCGTATTAGGGGCCACATCTAAAACAACAGGCAACCCAAATGTAAACGAGTTTGCGTTGACCCCCGGCATCCCCACGTTATCACTAGGCCCAAACCAAAAATACTTTTCTTCAGTTTCAACAAATCGCACCGCGACGTCTAAAGCAGCAGTATCACCAACAGTAATCGGCGCATCAGCAAAACCATCTACGCCAACACGCGAAATGCTCGCCTCTAAGTATTTGGTTGCATCACTTGCTGCTGCAATACGAATTACAACATCGCCCGCTGAAGCGGTAAAGGTTTGACTTGGCGTAACAACCCAACGAACTACTGTGTACTGCGCCCATTTCCGTTCGCTTAATTGATCTGCAATAGCAGGAGCAACCGAAGTAGCCGTACAAATTACCGAGCCGCCACTACGAACAGTGATTGTGCTATTTGCTAATTGAGTCTTGAGTATTGATGCTCTTGCAGATGGCGCGCCGACTAGCAAAGCGTTTAGTGCAGGACTAAATGTAATCATTACTTGCGAACTCCTGCGCCATTATTTTGTTTTTCAGCTTCTTTTTGTACTGCAACTTCTTTGACGTACTGACGCAACCGCTCTAAAGACTTTGCATTTTGCAAAATCTCGTCTGCAATTTCCTTAGGGGTGCGGTGTTTCCCGCCGACACTTACGACCGTATTAACATACATATTAGCGTGTTCATCGGGTGCGCCTTTGTGAGAGAGATCGACTCTTATTACCTTACCGGTAGGCTCATACGTTTTGAAAACGCCATTCCTAAAACTAAAATCAAGCTTAGACATTTTTGAGTTCTCCATTTAAAACGTAAGGCGATACAGTCAGCGTTGAAGTTGCAACGTGATTTATACACTCAACAAATACGCGGCCTGTCGCCGTAGCTACATCGCCACCCGATAGCAGTCCATTTAAGTAGTACAGATGGCGCTGGAACTGCGAAAGGCTGTGCTGTTGCCGACGTATTGCTCAGAACCAATTGGCCGACCTCATAAACCCCTGCCGCTGTATTGAGTTCATAGCGAACTTTGTACTGAGCGCCCGCGCCTAGCGTGCCTGTGAGAGAGCCGCCGCCCATTGACACCAAAGCGGAGTATTGGTTGCCACAACTACTTGGGGCTGTTAGCGAAAGTGAAGCGTCAAGATTGGTAGCGTATGCGCCTGCCGCATCAGACTTGGCTTTGAACGCAAGACCTACATAAACATCACGGCAGCATGAGTCTGCAAAGGTAGTTATGTTGCCGTCAACTTCCATCGTGATAGTGCCGGTCGCACTATAAGCAGACGACATATAGGCGTTACAGACTGTTGTGGCAGTAGTTCCAAAGGGTCCTAGTAATATGTTGCCGCTATTCACATCGGTAAGTTTTGTACCTCCAGTCCACGTCGCACCAAGACCGCCCGAGGAATTCCCAACGTGCCGAGAAGCAAGAACCCAATAAGTATTTGCATCGAATGTAGGTAAGGACGCTGTTAGCGGAGTTTTCCCTGTTGTGTTAAGTGGGCCTGTTGAAAAGTTACCGACGCCGCCGGTAGAACCAATAAGCGCACCTGCTACTGTGCCCGCGCTAACATCGGCGTCGTTGGTTTTGTCAATAGTCCAAACGCATTGCGAAACATGATATATCCCTCCTTGAGCAGTGTTTGGATTAAATTGCAAATTAAAGCCGCCAGTACCACCTCCCGGCCCAACTATGCCTGCCCATACTTGAATATATGCCCATGTTGGAAAGGCGACACAATTATTGGCCGCGGTACAAGTAGAAGTGGGATTTGTTTGGTCGCCCGCAACCTCTCTGCGAATCAGAGCAAAGTCAACAAGGTTTAGGCTTGCGTCGGCGGAGAATGGCGGGTCACGCCCGTGATCGTTATAATCACTCGGTTGCTGCATTTCGATAGAGACAACAACCAAGTCACCCTCTGCATAAGTGGCAGAGCCGAATGGCACGTTAGTAATTGCAGGCCAACCCTGAATTCCAGACCATGGCGTTCCCCAAGAATCAGCGCCAAATGCACCTTGCGCAACATTTTCCCACTCAATAGTTTTCTTAGGCGCAGCAGCACCGCAAACAGCAGCTAAATCAACAGCGCCACCGCGTGTTACTTGTGCAGGTACGTGAGCGATTGTCTGCTTGATTGCAAACTTCTGCGGAACCATCTCGCCTGCAACGCAAGTCAGCCCAACGAACTCGTCCGCAGGGCACAACTCCACCGCTACCGCAGCAGCATCAGGGCATACCAACGGTGCAGGTACAGTAATATCATATCTACGATTAGTAGCAGACGGATCGCTATCAGGAACAGCGACGCCGTTAACGTAGACTTCGGTAGTCTCGACCGCAATATCTACTATATGGCCTAGCGTACCTGATTGGACTACTCCGTCAGTCGAACCGTTCTTTGTTACTACTAGAGCGGGGGACGCTGGGATATTTACCTGATGCGTTTGCCCGTCAGTCTCAGTTAATAGTAGGTTACCGGCTGCGTCTAACGTTAAGTTACTTACGTTTACATCTACAGTTTGGGGTGGTAACGTAATCTCTGCAATGTGATTAGCAGTACCTGATTGAATAACGTTAGTCGCAGTGATGTTGTTACCCGCCGCGTCCTTGAGAATAATCTGCAAGGGGGGCTCAACTGGATCTGGTGGCAACCTTACCTCAACCGTATGATTAGCCGGTCCTGATAGCGTAACGTTTGTTGCAGTGATGTTGTTACCTGCACCGTCAATCAATCGAACACTAAGAGGCGTTTCAACCCAAGGGCCAATCTGCACTGAGAACGGGTAAACATCGCCGTTTGTTTCTGTAATGCTAAATGTCAGTTGTCCCGTGGCTGGGTTATAAACCGCGCCAACAACCGACTGAATTTGAATATCTACAAGCATTGCCGACAAATCGACAATTGCGCACGAACCATCGTCACGCACAACCTGAATCTTATCTGTGCCTACTGGTGTAACAACCGTCGCGCCAGCAATAGCTGCTTTGACTAAATCGCAAAGCTCAGGCGTCGGAGCACAATTAAAGCTGCGATCTGGGCACGCTATCGTAACGATTGCGTCCCATTGCGCTTTAGTAATTGCCTCCCCTTCACCATCAACATACGAAAACGCAAGGACCGTGCAGTCTTTATCAACAGTGCGCGTGTAAATTGCTTTACCTGCGCAACTATTGCCAACCGCATAGCACTTTTCTTCTGTGTATGTACCAGCAGCGCATTTAATGTCGCTTGCCGCACCTAAGTCTTGGGGCTTACAGCCCTTGCATTTCATAGTCATTTGTTACACCGTGATAGGTACGTTAATCAAAGTTGCAGGACGCTTAACAATCGGGATGGCATTCATCTCGACTTGCGAACCCCGCCCTACGACCTGACGTGACTGGTCCTCAATGTCCCAATCGCGATAGAAGTAAAGCTGTGTTGGAGCCTGATTAACAGTAGCCAAGGTCATTGGCGAAGCTGCCAACAATTCGTACATCTCAACGCCTTGCGCCATGATCGGGATTGCGTGAGCCACGCCTTCGGCAATGAACGAAATAGGGTTAGCTGCATCAAACGGATTGCAAACTTCTGGCTGCCATACTTCGCGGAACTCAACAGCACCGACTTGGAATCGACGAGCTAAACCGTTACCGATTGCAGCGCCTTGAACCGCAGCCGACAAATCGCAGCAACGCTTCCACAACTCAACGTAACCAGGCAACGCAACAAGCTTGTCAAAGTCAGCGCTTGACAAGAACACCTTAGCACCGATTACCGGAGCGCCCTTAGCTGCGTAGACCATCTTCTTGAGCAACTCGCTAACCCAGCCGTGCAGGTAGGTAGGCGCACTGTTGTTAGCTTGCAGGTCTAACGGCAAGGTGTTTTGCGTTACGCCAAACTTTGCAAAGAGGTCTAACATAACAGTGCTTGCATCAGCATCTAAAACGATACCGCGAGTAACCGCCATCCATTTGCGATAGGCTAAGGTCCACTCGATCGAGTCGCGCATAGTCATCACGCGCTTAGGCAAAATGTCGGTTAAGTCCATTAAGCCGGTTTGCGCAAAGCCAACGGCTAGTTCAACATTGCCAGCAATATCGCACGCCATGATCTGATCTTTAAGAACAGTATGGGGTACATTGATTGGGCCAAAAACGAACTCATCAGTTGCTTTGACGTGCTGAACGTCAGATGGGCAGCACCACTTAGAGCTTGGTACTAAGCAGCGGTCCATCCCACTCACTTTAATCCACGCATCGCGGGTTGGAGTTCCTTTGAATTCAAACAAGTCAAGGTCTGCCAATGGGTCAACTCCGACCGGCATTTCGTTGATCATGTTGCTGATAAATTTTGCGTCATACGCACAGGTAAAAGCCATTTTTTTAACTCCTTAAGCTAACTTGTTTACGCCGATGTTCAGCGTAAGCGCTTGTGCAACCAGCGCGTCTTTTTGAGCTGCGGTATAGCCCACAGGAAACTTGATTTGCGACATACGCAATTTGCTCTCACGAACAACTACGCAAATGTCATTGCAAGCAAATACCGATGTTGCAGAACGATCAGCCGAACCGTATGCAAAACCAATTAACAAGTTTGCAGCATCAGCAGCGAGCAAAGGCTCGACGTTTACGCCGTTGAGCTTCAAAGGTTGTCCGTACTCGATAACGGTAGGTGCAACGACTGGGTAGGACTGGGTTGGGTTGAGTGGGCACTCGTTCCAGCAAAGCACTAATCCATCAACAGGTTCGCGGTCGCATTTTTGGGTGCCGCAGTCCCAGCTCGGTAATCCGTTAGCCATGTTATTTCACTCCTTGAATAGTACGACCAGCCGCAGCAGCAAAACGTTTTTTCAAATCGTCTTTGCTTTCGGCTTTGGGTTCTTGTTTGGTTGCGCTTGCACCAGCCGACAAAGACGCTAAAAGCGCATCGGTAGTGGCAGCGGCTGAATTAATTGCTTGTGAGGCTTTCGGCGATACGCCTAAAATCTTCACCGCATCTTCAGCGCTTAAGTTCATGTCGAAAGCGAGTGTGTGCGCGAGTTGCTCGCGGCCTTCTGCTTCGGGGGATTGCACGATCTGTTTAATACGATCACGCTCTTGGCTTGCACCAAGTTGTAAACCTTTTGCTTCGGCAGTCGCAGCAGCCTGTTGAGCGCTTGCTTGCGCCTCGGCCACCGCAACCATGTCAGCGTTTGCTTCTGTGGTCATGGTTTGTCCTTTGGAGGATTGTTGAGAAATAAACGCAGAAACTTTCGTGCTAACCGCTGCGTTAAACCGGTCTAAAACTTCATCAAACGACGCGATACCATCGATCATTCCTATTTGCAAAGCTTCTTCGGCGTCGTACACCTCGGCCTCGGTTGCCATCGCTGAATCTTTGTCAAAGCGTGAGCCGCGACCCACACCAACAGCCGCCGCAAACTTTGATCGAGTCTTGTCCAAACTCATCTGGATTTTGTCGGCCACGTCTTGAGGCAATGGCCCGAACTGGTTGCCATCCACCTTGTGTTTGCCGCTATGCAATAGGGTTACGGTACGGCCTGACGCTGCGAGCTCCGCGCTTCGATCAGCATGAGCCACCACAACACCAATCGAGCCAATAGAAGCCGAATCTGGCGCGTAGATCATCTTTGCTTGCGAACCTGTAAGGTACGCAGCAGAGGCCATCAATTCGTTCGCATAAGACCAGATAGGCTTGGCGTTAGCGTTGATGATGTTGGCCAACGCAAAAGCGCCGGATACTTCGCCGCCCGGCGAGTCGTAGTCAAGCAAAATGCCTTTGACGGTTTCATCTGCGTTTGCTTTTTCGATCTTTGCGCGCAGTCCGTCATATCCCTGCACGCCACTACTAGCATCCATAGAGCCGCCCTTGTGAACCAGCGAACCTTCTGCGCTGATAACAGCAATGTCGCCAAACTTTGCATAAGGCATGTACTTGTAGCCACCGTCTTGCTTTAGTTCAAAACGACGCTCGCGAACTTGATACGATTCCGCATATTCCGCAGGCTTTTCGATCACTGCATCAGCAGTCACCAATTGCCCAAAGCCTTCGCGTCCGGTTAAGTATGCAATTGCAAAAGCTGCATAACTCGGTTCAAGTAAAAGCGGCGTGTTAAAAGCTCGCTGCATGAGGCGCATGTGAATGTTTTTACTCATCTTCTGTTCCAGTTGTTCCGTTTTGACCCGACTCGTTTACAGACTGGCGACTCACAGCGGTTGCGGACAATCCACGACGCTGTAACTCGTTGTTCCATTCTTCATGGTCATCGAGCATGTCGTCCATCGACACGCCGGCCTCGTTTGCTAATTGGTATGGGCTGATTGTTTTATTCATGAGCCCGATGTTTTGTGCAGTACGTTCGCCAACAGAATCCCAGACGGGCTTGGGTGATCCGATCCAATCGCAATTAGTCAGCAAGTCCCGCGATTCCATCCAGTTAAGACCAGCAGGCGGGGTAATGATTCCGCGCAGAATCGCCTCGTCTAACCACGCCTTAAACATGCCGGTTGCAAGCGGGTTAATCAGCAGCGCTCGATCTGACTTGCAGCGCTCCCAAAACTCGGCCTGCTCTGCTTTTAAAGAGCTAAAGCTTGCGCCAGTCCAATCTTGTGAAACGCTTGAATAAGAGCCACCAAAGCCGCTGCTAATCTCTCGCTTTAGTTCTTTGTTGAACTCCCCGATAACAGCAGATCCGCGTTCGCCTTTTAGCTGCCCGATCTTTTCGCCGGGGAACAAATGCGTGATTCGAGCACCGTCATATTCAATCGCGTTGAGTTGTGCCCACTGGCTTTGTGATTCCCATTGGGCTTGGAATGTCCCGTCTTGAGCCCCTAACGCTTTAAAGGCCGACTCTTGACCAAACTGCGACTCGACGTAAAAGCTCATCATCGCGTTAACGATTGCGCTCTCAAGTTCTGCGCTTGTCATCTGATCGGCTTGTTTGATACGCTCGATAACAGACGATAAACGACTAATTCCGCGAGTCTGTTCACCGCCCTTTGATAGCTCAAAGACGTGGAAAACGTTCTGAAAGTCGCCGCTAAACTTTGGGTAGTAAGCGGGTAGCCTGTTGTTGATCTGCTTAGCTAATCCATTGGGCGAATTGGGCAAAATGTAATAACCAATCGCCTCGCCAAAAGGGCCAACATGGATACCTCGACGAACGTCACGGTTCGCAACCTCTGCACCTTGACTCGATAGACGGTCGCCATCAATTAAATTAAACGAGGTCGCATACTTAAAAGACGATCTGCGCTGTAATCGGTTTGGCAAAAACTCGCGCATGGCAATTGCATCACCCGATAGCCACGCATCAGCATAAGCCGCACGCAAAAACCCTACGAGGTTAGTCCGACCGCTCGCATCGATCTGGTTATCGTTGCTCATTGCGTAGCTGTTCCAGCGCCGCTGTACTGCTAAAGACCAGTCGGTTGCTACCTCTCGACTAATCCCAAGAGTGCGATAGTCAGGACGCAAATCTAATTTGTATTGGTAACCGACGACGCGATCACAAAGAGTCCGAAGCGCACCTTGAATCAATCCGCTGTTTCTGAACAAATCATGCGCACGAGCAATTAAGGTATCGCTGTCTTGGGTGATTGCTTTTTCTGACGTAACAAGCTTTGGACGCCAGTTGGCCATCGTGCGCTTAGTGCGGCTCGCCCCGTCATAGCCGATCTTGCTAGCTGGGAAAGCTTGGCCGTTTTGATCGAGCAACGAATCAGCCACAGTGACGGCACCCCATACGTGACTCCATGTGCATACCGGCATACGTCATGTAAGCAGGGCCACGGTTCATCGGTGCAAGCAACGAGTGAGCCTCGCGGCATGGGCACGCTTGGTTTAAGCTTCGGATGTACTCTAAAAGCGATTCCGGCTTCAGTAAATTGTACTTAGCGGCACCAAATGTCACCGATTCGTCGCCATTGCGAACGCTCGTGATCTCTGCACCACCGATCATCAGATCGTGATAGCGTGCAAGAGCCGCCTGAAGCTTCTCAGCGCAGGTACTCGGTGCAAGAATTTGTCTGTCACAGGTATTCACCGCTACAAAAATACCCGCTTGCCCCAGATGGTTCTAGGGTGAAAAACCTACCTCATGACCAGCGACGTTGGTTCTTTTCTGCCCGACTCATTAAATCTTTGGGAAGCCACTCGTCAAAAATAGCCTTGGCTTTATTTGCATTGACCTGACCAAACCGAACGCGGATAAACTCGACAAGCCCGTAAACATCGGCTGCCTTGGCCTCAGAGATGCCCTCTCTAATATCCGTTACTGCATGGCGACCTTTTTGCAGCATCCAGTCTGCAAGGGCCGACGGCATGATCTTATGTTCGTTCATAACCGTTTTAAACGCGTGACACTGGCATTTGAATTGCGCCTCTTGGCACGACTCGATGACCTGCACTTCCGGTTTTACCGTTTCGTCGATTATTGTTTTCTTTAAAGTTATGGTGCCGCGTAGTTTTTGATTGCTCATCAAGGGTGTCCGTTAGATTATCCATCTAGTATTAGCGCGGATACCCCTAGCTTTAGCTATGGGGAGGAGCGCTGCCTTTCTTTGTTTATTAAAAAGAATATTTCGCAAGCCTCTTTCGAGTTAGCGCCACTTGCTTGACGCGGCCCATAATATTCTATAGACTGTACAGCATGATAGTTGTTTACAAATACCGAGTCAAGTCCAACGAAAGAACATTGAATAGATGGTCTCGCGCCGTCAACTTCGTGTGGAACTATTCCAACGACAGGCAGAAGGATGCCCTGCGGTTTGGTCGTCGATGGCTCACCGGATTTGATCTGAACAAACTTACAAGCGGTTCGAGTAAAGAGCTTGGCTTGCATAGCGGCACTGTTAATGCGACTTGTGAGCAGTACGCCAAGAGCAGAAATCAATTTAAGAAGCCGTACTTGCGATACCGTGGCAAGCGCTCCCTTGGTTGGGTTCCGCTCAAAGGGCGCGACCTCAAAGCAACCAGTAAAGGCTTTTCGTTTTACGGCACTGAGTTCCGCGTAGCTTTGAGTCGCCCCATTCCTGACGGCGCTGTTGTCAAAGATGGAACTTGCTTCGCTCAAGACTCGCTCGGCCATTGGTACGTTTGCGTCGTTCTCGAAATTCCCAAGGTAGAACTTCCCGTCAACGATTTGCAAGTCGGTATTGACCTTGGCCTCAAGGACTTTGCTACTCTGTCCGACGGGGATGTAATTGAAGCGCCAAAGATTTACAGAAAGACCGAAGAGGCGCTTGGCAATGCTCAGCGGGCTAACCATTTGAAACAAACGAAAAGAATCCACGCTCGAATTGCCGATCAGCGTAAAGACTTTTTGCATAAACTTAGTAGGAAAATTGTCGATAAATACGGCGTTATCGCCGTGGGCAATGTCAACGCATCTGGTCTGGCTAAGACCAACCTTTCTAAATCCGTCCTTGATGCTGGATGGTCGTCCTTTAGGACAATGTTGCGATACAAAAGCGAGTACGCGGGTCGCAAATATGCCGAAGTGAACGAAAGATTTACCTCCCAAGTCTGTTCGGATTGTGGCGCTTTGCCCGATTCGAGGCCGAAAGGTATCGCAGACCTTGGAATAAGGAAGTGGGCTTGTTGTGAATGTGGCGCTGTGCATGATCGTGATGTAAATGCGGCTCGCAATATTCTATCTAAGTACGTTTCCGGTCTCGGACATGAGACTCCCGCTGGGGGAATCCCCTGCCTTTAGGCATGGGGAGGATGTCAAGACTTCATCCTTTGTGCGGCCCTTAATAGCCAGTCGTTAGCAGTGGCCTTGTTAGCCTCTTGGTTAGTATGTCGCCGCGCCCATGCAGGCGGGTTATCCCATTTGATCGAAGGCGCACCAAGTACGTTATGCACCGCCAAAGCGTAGACAAACAGAATCCATGCCTCGTTAGCCGCCTTGTCGTTTTTGCGCTCGTAGCCGCTCTTACCGTCCCATCGCATCGACGTTAGCTCAGCAAAAAATGGCCGGTTCGTTTTGTGCAGCCATTCGGGGAAATGAATATAGTTGGTTCCGTACTCGGTACGGTTGAGCATTTGCTCGAGCTCGTTACCTAGCCGTGTTACATCGCAAAAGTGAAGGGGCAATAAAGAGCCTTGAGGTACTTTTTCCGACACCTTCGTTACATCGCCGGTCGCTCTACGCTCGCCCTTGCCTAGCATTAGCCTTGCCAAGAACGGTTTAGTCTCTGCCTTGCTTGCTAAAAATCGGGTAAACGCATAAGCATTACTGGTTGCGTTATCCTTGCCGCCGGTGTCGATCCAAACCTTGACCGGCAGTAACCCATCATAAGATCGAGTAAAGACTTTTACTAAGTCCTCCCAATCTTCGGTGTGAGTAAAGGGTGACATTCTTAGCCGCTTACCATCCATGCCGGACCGGTGTGACTCGCTCATGTTGTACCGATCAATCAACCACGTCTCGCGGTTTTTACCAAAGCCCACGATCTGGATAACAAAGCGATTTATCTGCTGATCGATGGTTGCCACTAAAAACTCCACGCCGGCCGGCACCACGCCACGCTCGAACGCCTCAACCCGTTCCTCAATCGCGCCCTGATCCCTTGCGTCTTCGGGCTTTGGAGGTAAGAACGGTCTGCCATGATCCGTGTTGACTACAAGCTTCCAGTCATTCATTGCCCGCTCACGGTCGAACGTTTTCAAAGATTCATAAGTGGCAATGGCAGAATCTGTTTTCTGCAAGAGCGAAGCCCACGATTGATAAGCCGCTGCCGGCCCCTCCATCCAATAGCTAGACCATCGCGGATTGTTTACAGGGCCATCATCTGCAACCCATGTGCAGCCAATGTTAAGCATTTGTTTTTGTGACTCATCGATAAACGCACCGCAGACCTCACACACTAATTGCGGTTGACCGTCAACCATCTTGAGGAATTCCATGTCTGGCCGAGTAAGCGACTGGCAATGCGGGCACGTCCAGTAAAGCTTTTTCCGGTCGCCCTGATTGTAGTATTTGCAAAGACCCTCGGTCGGCGGGATTTCATGCTTGGTAACAAGTCCGGCATTTAGCCTGGCCTCCCACTCGATCAGGTTCACTTCAAAGCCGGGTGATGTTTCTGCAATGCACTTGCCGCTAGACTTACTCGTCGTGGTTCGCTTGAGTCCCATCAGGAACTTTGACCCCTCGCCCTCAACGTCGTCGTCTCGTCGGTCATAATCAGGGAAAACTACCTTCTGAAAAGCATCGCCCGACAATTGAGACGCGGCGTGCCACCCAAACCGGATCAACTGGCCATTTCTTAATATCTTTTCGTGGATCGAGTCGTCGTCGGCACGCAAGCTGATCTTTGCTTTTAACTCGGGACTGGCTTTGACCATGCGCGGGAATCTAATCTTGCCAAACCGTCTTGCTCGGTCTTCGGTGGGCTCGCTTATAAGTACGTCACCGCCTCCGGTGTACATTTGATGCGCTAGGACCGTCTCAGTCAACCCAGCGGTCTTTCCGCTACGTGCAGGTCCAACAAAGATTACAGCCTCAACACGCCGGTCTGTAACGTCTCGCTGGGGCTGTTTCATGTAAGGGGTTAGATCAGGGTTATACCGAATCGTCGTTGCGCCATCTCCAGCGATAAACACGTGTTCCTTGGCTACCTCTGTAACGCCCATGCGCAAAGGTGGCTTTAAGCCCTCTAGCAGTTCAAGTGCTAGTTCTCTAGGGCTCAGGTACATAGCCTAGACTTTCCTGAGCCTGCAAAGCCATACTCATGCGCACGTCATCAATGATCTGCTCAACCGCGGAAACCTGAAACGGAGTGAGACTGGCCTCGACCTCCATGCGGTCCGGCAACGTCAGCAGCGACTGAGTGATAACTTTCTGCGCCATCCCCCAAAGCCGACGCATAGCCTCGACTTCGACAACCTGACCTTTTAGCTCTTCAACCTCGATCCGCTTTTTCTCCGAGTCCCAAAAGTCTTTGCGGTCTTTAGGCTCCAGTGACTCCGGATCAATGTTGCCGCTGATCGTCGGTCGCTCTTCTTGCCCTTTGACAAACGCACGAGCAACTGCGCATTGCAACACGCTCTCAATGGTCCACGCCTCGGCGCCCTCGATCACAAACGCCATGCTGCCGCTCAACAACTTTCTGGCCTGCGTGGTGTTGGTCCCCATAAGCATTGCCGCGTACTGCAAGCTAACCATATTGGCCTGACCGCTAAACAACAACAGCGGCTTGCGCTTGGCAACACTCAGCGCCTCGCTAGGCAAAGCCGACTCGTCCGCCAATGGCAACGCCTGCCCAATCAGCGCTTTTTTCGGTTTGCCCTTCGGTGTCTTTGCTGTCAAAGCACGCTTAGCCTGTGGATAAAGTTGTCCACATTATAGCAAGCGAGGTGCCTTTTCCTACCTCTACAAAATTCTGCCGATAGTTTTTTGCAACTAGCCAAATGCAGCGCGTAGCGACTCCCC